AAATGCCGAGTTATTCGTTTATTTACATACTATTAAATATTATTTAATAATATAATGTTATTTGAAATTTTGTCCACTATAGCATTAAATAAAATAGGTGTTGAAATTGGCGGTCCTTCAAATACAGGACAATATTTGTATAAAAATGCTACAAATATTGATAATATAATTTTTTCAAAAAATAATATTTGGAGTAGTAATATTACAGACGAATATAATTATTACCATAACAAAAAAGGTAAAGTTATAATTAATGATGCTGTAAATATTACACTTGTTCAAAATGAGTATTACGATTTTTGTTTTTCTTCTCATTCTTTAGAACATATAGCAAATCCATTAAAGGCAATAAGTGAGTGGTTAAGAATAATTAAAAAGGGTGGATATATAATTATTGTTGTTCCTGAAAAATCTTGCTGTTTTGACCATAAACGAAATTATTCAAAGTTTTCAACATTATTGTCGCAATACGAAAAAAATGTGAACGAAGATGATTTATCTACACTTCCAGAAATATTATTAAATCACGATTTAAGTTTGGACTCTGCTGCAGGTGACTTAGGGAACTTTACAAAAAGAAGTTTAGATAATTTTAATAATAGATGTCTTCATCATTATGTTTATAATGACGCATTATTAATGGAAATTTGTAATTATTTTGAATCTAAATTTATATATAAAGAAACACAGGGTCTTAATAGATGGTTTATAATGCAAAAAAATTGACATTTGAAATGTTAAAAGGTGTATTTGTACAAGGACTTATAAAAATGAGAAATTTAATTTATTTTTCATTTTTATAATTTACACCACATGTATTTATTATGCATATTTACATTACAGTACATTTAATAGCTGCCGAAGAAACTCATGCGAGCCTTGCGGCGGCGGTACGCACGGCGGGCAGCGATGGCCGACTTGGTCATCTTTAGGCGACGGCCACCACGACGAGTTTTGCGACCCTTGCGAACTTTACGACCACGGCGACGCATTTTCATCATCTTACGAGCAGATAGATACACCTTGCCGGAACGCGAACGGTAATATAGCGCGCCGTTCTTGCCCCTGTAAACCTTGCGCTTACGCCCCTTTACTACAACCGATTTACGGGTCGATCTGCCACCTTTGCGGGGGCGACCTACACGGCGCTTGCCAAAATACATATCGTCATATTCATCGCCGTACATTATCTTATTTAAATATAACAAAAGAAAATAATTTTTTTTTAATTAAATTAAAAAATAAATTAAATTAAAATTTTAAAAAATTTAGATATTACATTTTCTTTAAAATTGTTATCGTCTAGAAACTTTAATAACTCTTTTTTATTGGACGGAATAATAGCAAATTTTTCTGGGATTTCGTAATCGAATTCCTTAAATATTTTTCTAGCAATTTCAAAGTTGAAATTTTCAGGTTTTGACCCAAGTTTTTCAATGTAATTTTCTATAGTATTGTTTTGTTTTATAATATTTAATGCAGAAACAGGTCCAATACTAGGAATTGTATCCGAATAGTCGCACCCTGATAGAATGCAAAAATCCACAAACATGTCCATAGTCATTCCTAAATTTTTAATAACCAAAGTTGTGTCGATTTCAACTATTTTATTTATAGAAGTTTTCAATATTTTAGTGCAACCAAATGTAAGAGCATCGGTGTCGTCAGTTACTGTGTAATCCACTAACCCATTTTTTTGTAAAAAGGCGCAATATTTTTCAGCATCTTCGGGTGCAGTACAATAAGGAATTCCAGATTTTTCTAAAAGTTCTTTGCATTCTGTTATGTGAGATTTTTTAATTCTGACTATTTGAGATGACAATCTTTCTATTTCTTCATTTATAACCGTTTTATCTTCCGGATTCTCTGCATCACCTTCTAAATTTTTTAATTCTTCAATTTTTACATAAATTTTTTCCTTGCTGTCTTGTCTTTTTTGTATAGTATTTTTTTTTGCTTCAGGCGGATTTCCGTCAAATACGAAAACTGGGAGAATTCCGTTTGACATGTAATATTTAATACGATTAACTATTCCAACTAAATGTGAATTTTCAACTTTTGAAGCATATTTAAATTTATAAAGAAGAATACTACAATCCACTGCAAAAACCGAACCAGAGTATTTTTTAATATCAGTTACAACTTCGGCATCTTGAGAATATCTCTTGATGATATTGTTAAGGCCGCGGATGCCCATTCTGTTACTTATTGTATAAAATAATCTTTTAAATCTTATTTTTTTTAGCAATTACTTAAAAATCTTTAATACTATATCCTACAATTACTATATCGTTATTGAATTTAGAAACGTTTTCACATTTAGATTTAAATTTGGACACCTTTTCACATTTAGATTTAGACACGATTTCACATTTATTGTCTTTTGTAACATTTGTGTCTTTAATACTGTATTCGGATAATATTATGTCCTGGTCATAATTCACATTCTCCGATTTACATTTACACATCGATTTACATTTACACATCGATTTACATTTACACATCGATTTACATTTACACATCGATTTACATTTACACTTTTCGAAATTTTCATCTGTTAGGTCTAATACCACTTTTGGTACTGGAAATTTAGGATGAGTTTTTATGTTGTTAAGTCTATAAAATTCAATTTCTTTCCAAAAATCTTCCAATTTTTTCAAATTTTCAGTCAACCAATTTTCATCTCTATTAACTCTAACTATGTTAATTTCATTTGGTGGTCTATATTCTATAAAATCGGCAAGTTCTAAGTCACATATAAACATGTTCAATTGAACTTGGGGAAAATAATAATCAGGAATTTCGCCGTGTTTTATAACGCGTCTGTAAGGACATTTAACTTCTAACAAAATTGGTTTAGCATTAGTATCTGAAGACAAAGCAATTCCGTCTGGAGAACCTGCTAACCAATAATAATCCTTGTTGTTATAAACGTCTTCATGTGCTATAAGACCAAAATTATAGTTGGTTTGTCCCGTAATTTTACAATATTTTTCAATTGCTTCGTTTTCATACTTCTGACCGTGCAAAGTTGCGACATTTCCGATAAATGGATTTAAATCATGCCCACATTTTTTAAAAAGAACTTCGTGTGCTTTTTGATATGGATTGATTCCTAAAGCAGTTGCTGCATCGGAACTAGTTAATTTATTTTCTCGCTGTTTGAACCACTCTGGAGATCTTTGTTCGTATTGGGGTATTTTAAGTAGTTTCTCTATTTTTTCCATAAATTACATATTTTTATATATTAAAAAGTTTTAAGTCATATTATTTAATTTTTTTAACTGAAACAGTTGGTGTATTTTTTTTCTTCATTTGTTTTTTGTCGTATTCGGGCACCTCTTTTGCTTTTTTTTCGTCGTAATTTTTTTTACAAAATTTCCATAGTTCTTTTGTTCCTATTTTGAAATCTCTATTTGGTTTTGCCCTATACCAAAATACACAATCTTTAATGTCGTTACTTTTTGATGTGTTGTCTAGAACTAGACAATCATATCCTTCTGTGCAACTATTTAGAACATCTTGAAAAACGCTGAAATGTGGAAAAATTCCAAAAAAATTTTTATATATTTTCTCCTGATTTTGAATGATATTTTCTCTGAGAATAAATACATAATCTATATTAGATCTCAAATCTGGAGGTAAATCCATACAATATTGCATAGTTAACATAAAAGATATTCGCCAATGCCTTCCGTTCATAAATATTCCTCTAATATTAACGTCTCTAATCATTCTTTTGTCGTACATGCAATCGTCTAAAAGAACAAATACGTCACCATCTGGTGTCTTAGTTTCGGAATTTATAACTTTTTTTTGTCGTGTTATAACTTGTTGAATTATTTCTGGTTTATATTCGGAATGAATTAATATTTCCGGAATAAATTTTGAATAATATGCGTTACCATCCTCGGTTGCCGATATTGCAACCCCTGCCTTGATGCGACGCATGTAGTATAATATATCTGCAACTAGCGTACTTTTTCCAGTGCCACGTTTTCCTATAAATACGATTGTGGGTGGTCCGGCACCTTTAGTTCTTCTATTTTCAATACTTCTAGGTTTAAATTTTGATAAACTGATAGACATTATTAAATTAATAATATTTTTAAAAAGAAAATGCTCCACGAAATTTATTCATTATTAATAGATGAACCAAAAAAGTTTGAAGTTAAAAGATTATCAGGTTCTAGAGTGTAATATGAAATTAATATGCTAACCAGTATTCCTGAAACCCCGGAACCAAAAATTATACTTTGTTTGTATTTTTCTTCTTGATCTAATTTGGTAAATAAAAAGTAAAACACCACGCTCGAAAATGCAATTATTATAAGATGGGTCAAATCTAATGTATAAAAATCTAATAGAGTCATATTGTTAAAATGTAATATATAAAATAAAGAACCAAATTAAACTAATTAAATAAATAAATTTAAATACATTTAATTAATTATAAATAAATGGGCGTAACTATTAACGACCTCAAAACATTTCATGAGATATTTAATCTAAATCACGGAGAAACGACCGTATTTTTTAAATTTGGAGCAGACTGGTGCATTCCTTGCATTGAACTTGATAAAATTTTGGTAACTATTCCAAATTCAGTTATTTATTATATTTCTGTGGACAACGTAAATTTTGAGTCCTATTTGATAGAAAATCACATTTACACAATTCCGCATACAATAATTAAATACGGAGAAAAAACTAAAAAAGCAATTGGCATAACTACAGTCACTCAAATTGAAAAATACATTGAAGAACTAAAAAAGTAATTAAATATTGCTAAAAAAAAAATAGTTTAAAAAAATACTAAATAAACTACTAGGCAACCATGACAGAAAATTACAAAAAATATACGCAAATAGAGCATATTCTTGCTAGACCTGGGATGTACATAGGGGATACAAAATGTACTACAAGTGAATGTTGGGTAGTAGATCTTGAAACTAATATGGCAGTGTTTAAGATGTGCAAATGGAATCCTGGAATTTTTAAAATATTCGACGAAATTCTTGTAAATGCAGTAGATGAAGTTCAAAGAAATAAGTCTGTAAAATGCATTAAAATTGAAATTAATGATAAATCTGTCTCGGTTTACAACGACTCCGGAATACCAATTGAAACTCACCCAGAATACAATATTTACATTCCTGAACTCATATTTGCTAATTTACTAACTTCAAGTAATTACGACGACTCTGTGAAAAGGACTACCGGAGGTCTAAACGGTCTTGGTGCAAAACTAACTGCTATATTTTCAAAAACTTTTACAGTAGAAACCGCAAAGGCTGGTAAAAAATATGTCCAAACGTATGAAAAAAATTTAAGCGTTATTGGAAAACCCGTGATTACAACTTCGTCTAAAGAATACACAAAAATTACCTTTTATCCGGATTTTGAAAAATTTGGTGTTGAGTGTATATCAGATAACACACTTGACATCTTAATAAAGAGAGTGTTCGACATTTGTGCAATAACTCCAAAGACTGTAGAAATATTTCTAAACGGTAAAAAATTGCCAATTAAAAATTTTTCGGACTACATTTCTGTTTACATCGGAAATATCAAATCAAGTCCTAGAGTAATTCAAGAAAATGAAAGATGGAAAGTTTCTATATCTGCATCGCAAAATGGATTCCAATGCATATCTTTTGTCAATGGAATATGCACTTCAGATGGTGGAAGTCACGTAGACCACGTAATCAATCCTGTAATCAAGAAACTTACTGAACTTATTCAAGAAAAGCATAAAAGTTTAACTATAAAACCGCAATACATAAAAGACAATCTGTTTGTTTTTATCAACTGTTTCATCGATAATGCTACTTACTCGTCACAAACTAAAGAAAAACACATTACAAAAGTGACTGACTTCGGAACTAAATTTACTTATTCTGACGACTTTATTTCGCAAATCTTAAAATTGGGAATACTTGACAGTATTTTAGCAATAGCAGAAGCAAAAGAAAAGAAGTCTTTGCAAAAGACAGACGGCAAAAAGACATGCCGAGTTCTAATTCCAAAATTGGACGATGCAAATAAAGCAGGAACAAAAGACTCTAAAAATTGTGTCATTATTTTTACAGAAGGCGATTCTGCAAAGGCAACTGCAATTTCAGGACTTTCTATTGTTGGACGAGATAATTACGGAGTTTTTCCACTTCGTGGCAAACTTTTAAATACAAAAACTGCTACTTATGCACAACTTGCTAATAATGAAGAAATTAACCACATTAAGCAAATTATCGGACTTCAAACTGGTAAAAAATACAAATCCGTTTCAGAACTTAGATACGGAAAAATATTGATTATGACAGATGCGGACACTGACGGTTTTCATATTAAAAGTTTAATCGTTAATTTTATCGGTAATGGATGGCCAGAACTTCTCAAAACCGACTTTGTTTCTTCACTGATTACTCCAATAGTTAAAGTTTCGCATAAAAACTTGGTCGTTCCGTTTTACAATATTAGCGACTACAATTCGTGGAAAGAGAAAAATGATTCATCTAAGTTTAAAATCAAATATTACAAGGGACTTGGCACAAGTACAACATTGGAAGCAAAAGAATATTTCAAAGAAATGAAAACTTTAGATTACAAAAACTGTTCTGAGGAAGACGACAAATACCTAAATTTAGCGTTCAGTAAGACCGAATCGGATTCTAGAAAGAAATGGATTTTAGACCACATCAAAAATCCAGAAACGCTAGATTATACAGTCCGTAATGTTGATATCAAGACCTTGATTAATAAAGAACTTGTTTTGTTTTCTATTGCAGACAATGTGAGGTCTATTCCTAATTTTGTAGATGGATTGAAACCTTCTCAAAGAAAAGTAATTTTTGCATGCATTAAAAAAAATCTGTATTCAGAAATAAAAGTTTCGCAATTATCTGGATATGTATCTGAAGTATCGAGTTATCATCACGGTGAAGCAAGTCTGCAAGATACGATTATAAATTTGGCACAAAATTTTGTAGGTTCTAACAATGTCAATCTTTTAGAACCTGTTGGACAATTTGGTTCAAGACTCTTCGGCGGTAAAGATTCTGCAAGTCCGAGATACATTTTTACAAATCTTTCCAAAAATTTCAAAGAATTATTCAATCCAGATGACTTCAATCTTTTGGAATATCTAGACGACGATGGATTTTCTATTGAACCAAGATATTACGTTCCAAATTTACCGTTGATTTTGATTAATGGTGCAAAAGGAATAGGCACTGGATTTTCAACTGACATTCCATGTTTTAATCCAAGAGATATAAAAGACCGACTATTAAAATTAGTTGAAAACGAAGACTGTGAAATTGAAGAACTAACACCTTGGTATAAAGGTTTTACAGGAAAGATACTAAAATCTGAAAGCAATAAATGGACGACCCATGGAGTATATGAAGTTAAAAGCAATAAAATATTGATTACAGAACTTCCGATTGGTACTTGGACGGAGGACTATAAAATTTTTCTAGATAAACTTGAGACAGAAGAAACCATTTATTCTTACAAAAACAACTCTACAGATACAACCGTTAATTTTGAATTGAGTCTGCCACTAGAAATTATAGTAGAATGGACTAATAACGGAGAGATAGAAAAGAAACTAAAGTTGATGTCGCATATATCTGCAAAAAATATGTACGTTTTTGATGAAAATAACAAAATAGTTAAAATGGAAAGTGCAGAAGAAATAGTTTATAGATTTTGGAGAATTAGAAACGAATACTATCTCAAAAGACAAAATTACATAATTAAAAAAATTAAATACGAACTAGATATAATAACCTCTAAAATTACATTTATAAATGACGTAATCTACGAAAATATTAAGGTATTCAGACAACCTCTAGATTTTATAAATTCACAACTCGAGATGAAGAAATATCCAAAAATTGAAGATAGTTATAAATACCTGACAGATATGAAGATACACTCTTTCAGTAAAGATGCAATAGACACATTAAATGGGAAAAAAGATTCCCTAGAGAATGAATTTATAAAAATTAAAAATTTTGAACTAAAAGATTTTTGGAACAACGTTTAAATTTAAAATTAAAATTAAAATATTATATAATATAAAATATAAATGCCACCAGCACCTTTTTTAACCCCTGGTAATCTTTTATTAGTTAGCGTAATGGTTGTAATTTATTGGATGATTTTTTCCCCTCTACAGACCCTAATGATTGCATCCACTGGTGGCACTTTCGATGATGGGTGCTGCGCTACAAAAACATGCGGCACATCTTCTGTAGATATATTTATTTGGAAATTTGTGGGCGCGACCGCGATGTTATTGACTTCAATATGGATTGCCATGATCTATGCAATTTATACATCAGATTAAATTTATACATCGGACTAAATTAAAATATCTAGGATTACGGGCGCATGATCACTTGCTAGCGGTATATTTTCATTATTTTCTCCGATGTGTTTCAAACATTTACTGGATACTTGATTAAAATTCTTAGTGAAGAAATAATCAAGTCTCCACCCTTCGTTCCTGTTTCTAGCAATAGACATGCCATTCTCTTTAGCACGTCGTGTATCCCACCAAGTAAAAACGACGTCGTCATTTTCAATGCAATCTCTGTAATTAATTTTGATTAAACGATCGTAAAATTCAAGTTCATGAGGATATATACCGGGCATCGCAATCGTACTTTTTATGTCAAAATGAGTTGATACTGCAATATTTAAATCGCCGCAGAATATAACTTTACACGTAAGAGAATTCAAGAAACTAAGCATAGACTCGATGAATACAATTTTTTTCTGGTAGTTAGAACCAGAATTTGGGGCATACACACTAATAATTACAAACTCCTCAAAGTGTGCAACTATAATTCTACCTTCAGAGTCTTCGTATCCGGGAATTTGAGTACTAAATTCTTTAGGTTGTAAGTGTTCTTTATAATACATACACGTTCCAGAGTATCTTTCGGGTGCACGAGCACCATCCGACTTAGATTCGTTGAAATACGAATTGTAACCAGGTATTTTAAAATTTTCAGAAATGGCAATGCTGCACCGTGTTTCTTGTAGACAGATAATATCAGGGTCGTGCTCTTTTAGAAGAATGTCTATAGGACTCTTTTCTTGAATTTGAACGATTTCATTCTTCTTGAGTTGAGATGCAATTTTATCGTTAAAAATTCTGGAACGAATTCCATTTACGTTCCACGTGACGACTTTTAAATTCATTTGCCTTTTCGAATTTAATCCCAAATAATTTTTTAGACTAAATTAAAATTTGAAATTTTAATCGATTTATAAATTTATAATTTTATTCGTTTTAATAAATAGTTTAATCTCAGATGGATTGTCCGATAATAATAACGGTCTGTCCATTGGAGGATGCCATAACTTTTTAATTATATTGTAAATTCCCGACCATATTTCAACTTCTTTTGCTAAAATACAGATGCCATGGCAATGTGAATTAAATATAGGCGTCAAGGAAGATAAATAAGTTGCTAATTTAATATAAACTTGCAAAGGAAATGAGTGATTGCCACTATATTCTTCAAGATTGATTAATAAATGACACATCAAATTTTCATTTTTAATTAACAACCATGTAGATTCGAGAAGAATAAAAAATTCATCGAAGTCTTCTTCGCTGTACTTTAAGTCTTTTATGTTGACGTTCACTACATTTTTTTTACGGTCTAAGTTAATATTAATGCCTTTTATATTTATATTCATTAATACTATTTATAGTTAAAATTATTTAAATTTACCCAATAATTAGCGCACAATTTAAATTGCGTTTTTAAAGTTATATTAAAGATACTATAATACAATATAGTGTGAAATTTCCACTATGTTCTCATCTGAAGAACAAATCTGGAATGATTTTGAAAAGATGCTTAACGAAAATAAATGCGAAAATAAATGCGATATCAATTTATGCAAACATCTTAAAAAGTTTGTAGATAATAAAGAGAAATCTGAGGTATGTCAAGAATGTGGAGTAGTTATTTTTACGTCTATTTTTGTTAGTAATGAGTGGAATACATATAAAAATGAAGACGGTTCTTATCAAGGAAGCATACAACGAGGAGATATTAATCATTCCGATAATCCTTACGATATTCCCGGTACAATTCCAGGCATAAACAAGAACAGTCTTATGATGAGAATACATTATCAACAAACTTTTAGCCACAAACAAAAAACTTTTTGGATTATTTCTGAAAAATTAAGTAATTATTGCACTCATTTAGGTATATCTAATGTACTTCCAACTGCTAAAAAAATGTGGCACATTTGCATGGAATCGGGTAAACTAACTCGTGCTTCAGTAAGGAACGGATTAATTTCTGCATGTTTGTATTATTCGTGTGTATTTAACAATACACCTGTAGATAGACAGCAAATCATAGACATTACTGAAGGCAATCAGAAAGGATTTCTTAAGGGTGAAAAAATATTTATGGAAATAATGGATGAAAATAAAACATACGGACATCTTGGTAAAGAAAAAATAGACATCAAAGAAAATGATACATTCATAAAATTTTGCGGACAACTCGGACTTCCGTATATTACTTACAATCTTTGCAATGAAGTATATTCACAAAATATAGAAAAATTAGAGTCCGTTGCACCTAAGTCAATAACTGCAGGAGTTTTATTTTATGTAGTAAAGATTAAACTGGGACTTAAACAACCTTCTAAATCAAGAATATCTCAGATAGTTAACGTGTGTATACCAACTATTAACAAGGTAATTAATATTTTAGAAAATTAAATAATTATGTGATGTATAATATAAATGAGTTTCCTTGATCCAATTGTGAATGTTTTTAAAGCATGGGGGACAAGTCTGCAAGCAAATTTAAACGACATTGTACCAGAAAGGACTGTTAGGGCGGGGAATGATACAGATAGAAGGGCCGAAGCCCAACGGGCACGGCGAATTGCTGAGATATTGGCGGCTCCGATTAATTTTGGTCCAGTAAATACACATGATATAGATTTATATCAAATATACTTAGCACGGATGAGGGATGTTAGGCCATGGGGAACACCGTTAGATATGATTCGTGGCGCTAATATATACTATGCAGATGTTAGATTTAACGCAATTAAACCAGCGTGGCTTGAGATAAATCTTATGAGGGACCCTGCATTGGAAAAACCTATATTTGCATGTCTATTAAGTATTTTGTTAGGATGTGACAAAGCCCACGATTTCACTAGAGCACGTTTTAGAGACAAGCTACCTTACAGCGGTACGGTATTGGACGATAATTTAGACTCTCTTATGGGACATTTTAGAGAAGCTACTATTGAACAGGTTCTTACATTTTGTCAGAATGTAGTTAATGCCGCTAATATTCCTAACTTAACTGTGGAAAGATTACTCGGTAATTGCGTATGTATGATAAATCTAGAACTACATAGGTTCGGTTGTAGTGCTTATAATAGTCCTTCTACAACACAATTACAAATTGATATATATATAGGAAGCGTTCTTGCTGGAATTTATCTCACTGACGATGCTGCAAAAAATGCAGCCTTTGCTATATCTAGATTACTAGGAATTTCTACGGTTAGATATACTGAATTTGTTAGTAGGGCATCTTCATATAATATTGTAACAGCGCTAACACCACAAAGTGTCGCCTTTCCAGAATGGGAGACGGTTCAGGTAAAAATAGATGCTACAAGTTCAGCTTTAAACCACACTGACGATTTTGGAGCTTTACAAGATATTCTTACAAGAGAGCAGCAAGTATTAGTGTTAGATTCTGCATCTGCAAATGACCCAGCAACCCCTGGTACTTTAGATAGAATTTTTGGAATTTTTAGACGTACTTATTACAATTATGTCAATCAAAACATAAACGCATACATTCTTATAGGAACTACTCGAGTAAATATTCTAACTGCTAGACTAAATCCAGCGCATCAATTAGTCGGACAAGGGGTTCCACCAGCACAAGCAGATATACCTAAAATTAAGCTTACTGTTTCCAGGTTTTTAGGCATGTCAATGACTGGTCACAATATTGTTCCAAATAATAATTCACTTGATACCGTTGTTGAGAGACTAGCCGCTAAATGGGCCGCTATTCCAACAACTAGCCCCACATTAAGCGATGAGCAAACAATCTCTTTCAGACAAATAGTTAAACGATATTCAATGGAAAAAACACTCGGCGACTTTCTACAAATTATTACTTATGCAGGAACTCCAAAACCAAAAGTTTTTGTAACAGTAGATAAAATTTCTGGTATTATTGCCGGGATTTTTGGGTCTACTTCAATCTTAGATGCTGGATCAACCGATGACGACTTTTTTAGAAAGTTATTTGTTACGACTAGATATGCATACGCAAAAAGAATTACAATTTGGGATTTATGTCAAGCTGGTGGAAATAATGTGTTCGGAAAAATAAATAATGTTTCAAAAAGACTTAAATTTATGTCGAATTTAGAACTTAAAAATAAATTGAAATCAGTTGGTATTAAAATTACTAAAAATGTAAGAGGTAAACGAAAGTATTTATCTAGAAAAGAACTCGAAAATAAAGCGTTGTTATTTAATAAATTACAAAACACTGCTAAAAAAATGAAAATTAAAATAATGTACAAATCAAGAAATGGACTTTATAAATACAAAACGTATATACGTCTACAAAAAGAAATAAATTCTAAGTATCAAAAACCTGTAGTTAGAAATTTTAACTTTGGTTGACCTTTCGCGAATAAAACAGATTAAATACACCTTTCCCGGATTCGTAAATGAAGATTTCCGATTAAATATTAAAAATGTATCGGACTATCTGAGAACAGAATCCAAAATTAAAATATTACATTTTTATAATAATATGGCATGTTTACAATATTATTATGAAAATCCAGAAGACCGTGAAAAATACAGAATAAACTGTGATGGTAAAATATTTCCTAATTTGTATAATGTCGAAAAATATACATCTAAAGAAATGTATGAATTTATTGATGCAAATTATTCATCTACTGCATTTCCAGATGCTGAAATTGCCCCATTCGAGTTCAATGAAAGATACATAGACAAAACCAACGAAGAAATCTGTAAAATACCTGATATGTCTCTTACTCCGCAACAAAAATTCATGGGACAAATAATGGGACCAACTTCAAATTTTACTAATATGTTAATTTTTCACGGACTTGGGTCTGGAAAGTCATGCACTTCTATAGTTATTGGAGAAGCACTTAAAAATTCTACAAATAGACGTCTTATATTTGCAGTTCCTGCACCTTTAGTAGATCAATACTTCGAAGAAATTGCAGGCGAAATTAGAAATGGTAAATATTTTTCTTGTCCATCCTTTTGCTTACATCGCGAAGGAGATGAAGACCGTGACTACTATGTTTCCGATGTGCAGAATGGCATGTTAAATCTAAAAATGACAGAAGTAAATAGAGCATATGAAATTCTTGAGAGATATAGAAAACTAATAAATGACGGGGATACATCTAAAGCAACTGAAAAATTATTTACAGACCAAGAAAATAAACACCAAACTCTTGTAAAAGAACTTGAAAAGCAACAAGCCTATTACGGTGCTAATATACTCCGAACATTTGACATAGTTAGTCACCAGACATTTATAAATTCATTGTATAAAACTGGAAAGACCGGTTCTTTAATTAAAGGAGACCGCTTATTAAATGAAGACTCTGCATTGTTTAGTGAAAACGGATTATTAATTATAGACGAAATTCAAAGATTAGTATCCGAAGGAGGTATATTTTATAAAAAATTATACGATTCGATTAAATATTACTTTCATCCAAGGTTAAAAATTGCAGTTATGTCTGCAACTCCTATATATGATAATCCATACGAATTAGCACTCACAATTAATTTACTAAGACCTAGAATTCCGTTCCCCGTTAATCAGAAAGATTTTTATAAAATGTTTATTGGTGAAATGGATGAAGAAGGAAACTGTTTTGAAAGCAGTTCAGGTAAAACTTGGATTTCTCAAAATTCATGTGTAATCAATCGAGATTTGATTAGTTATCTATGTTCCGGATATGTTTCTTATTTCAAGGGAGGTAATCCTAATGCATATCCTTATAAGAGAACTATTACTCTTGAACACCTTTTTACACCACAACACAAAACTTTATATATTAGTGCTTTAGTTTCAGATGCTTCGAAAGATAAAAATACAAAAAATGCGGATGGATTTGAGGTTTACCAAAACATTTTACTTGGAAACTACGATACTGCAGCAGAAGACAAGGTGACTGGAATATACGTTACAACGCAGCAATATTCTAATATAGCACTTCCTCAAAAAGAAAACCAGATTAATAAAAGTATTGCTCAAAAAAGAGAGGCTTTGCAAATTTTTAAGAATGAATTAACAAAAAGAAAACTTGAACAAAGGGCAGTTTTAGATTTTGTAACACAATATTCAAATAAATTCTCAAAAATAATTGAACTAACGATATTATGCGACGGTCCTGTTTTTATTTTTTCAAATTGGCTCACATACGGAGTAGAACCTTTAGCAATTATACTCGAAGCATGTGGATTTAAAAGTTATGAATTACATGGACCAGGTGAAAATAGATATTTTATATGGAGTTCAGAAACAAAATCAAAAGACAAAACTGGAAATTTAATTAAAAAGGCAAGAAATCAGTTTAATTCAGCAGGTAATAATACAGGAAAAATGTTAAAAGTAATTCTAGGAACTCGGTCGGTTATGGAAGGAGTATCTTTTAGAAATGTAAAACAGGTGCATATAACAGAACCTTGGTGGAACGAATCACGCATTAATCAGATTATAGCGAGAGCATCGAGATATTGCAGTCATTCAAGTTTGCCTCCGGTAGAACACTATGTAGACATATACAGACACTACTCGGTGTTTTCTATAGGTGGACAAAATGAGGACAAGGAGGCGTCCGAAGCATTAAAAATTGGAAATATACAAAACTGGAGAAGTTTATCTACTGTGAGTATAGACCAAAAAATGGCGATGATGTCATTAAGAAAATATGCTATTAATACAGAACTAGAAAACTTATTAAAAGATTGTTCGATAGATGCAAATATAAATAAAAATGGCAATATAATACGATTAGAGGAAATGGTTGTACCGATGGTAGACGGAACTTATAATATTCACTATAAAAATCCATCTACCGGAAAAATTTATCTAAGAAGTGGAATACCTAAAAAAGTAAATTTTAATGAAGTTTATGAAAGAAAATATTCATTTCCAAATAAAGACTACGAACTTAATTTTGTAGAAACGGGTCAAGGCAAATCAGGTGATTTTGTTACTTTTACAGATTCTGAAATAATCGGAGATACTGTAATTAATCCAGATTTAAATATGATGGAAGTATTAACCCCGTGGGAAAACGAATATACAATCGCTACTTTGGAGATTCCTCGTGAAACTAAAATGTATTTTGTAGATTTAGCAAAAAAATATTCGTTTATACCTTATATTCGAAAAAAATATTTTAATGAAAAAGGAACAAAATTTATTAAATTCGACCACTCTAAAAACATGGCAGGGCAATTAATGAAGTGTATAACTGCATTGTCTACAAACAAAGACATTCCTTTGAATTTGAGAAGAGAAATGGTAGAAATGATTAAAAAGGAAAGTGTAAAACAAAAAATAAATGCAGATGTGTTAAAATTAATTACAACTTATGGATATCCAGAATCTTATTTGGAGGAATTTTTAATTCTTGCAGCAAATAACCCAGATGCGATTAAAGAAGCGCTAAAAACGCTAAAATAGTTTAGTATTTTTTTTTAATAAATTAAAATGTGGTAATTATATTAAATGAGCCAAGAATCTATAAGTTTTTTCGAAGACAAAACAACTGAACAAATAATAAATTGGATGATTGCACATCTATCAGAAAGTCAATTGAGGTCGTGTCTAGATTCTGCAGACATTAGACCTGGATATTCGGCAGGTCCAAGTTCATCGACTGCCATTCCAAGTTCATCGGCAGTAGTTCCAAGTTCATCGGCAGTCGTTCCAAGTTCGTCTGGTGCAGGTTCATCATCGTTAATTCCCAGTTCGTCCGGTGCAGGTCCCAGTTCTTCGCAGTCTGTTCCACAATTCACGCCTCCCGTTGGCGCCCAAAGCAGTAAAGCAAGAGTTCCATTCAATATAGCACCTTACATCGACACACTAATGGGGCAAAGACAAATAGGTGCTATAACTCCAGAAATTCTTGTTATACTCAAAAAATATGTTGGGTTTCAAATAGAGAGTAAAGAACAGATTAAAAAGGCGTTCCCTGCTGTAGATGGCGCTGGTCTATCTGCTGTTCCTGTTTATATTTACGACTACGAACCAGGAAATTCGACTGTATATTTTCTTGGAATAGAAGCTAGACTAGGCAATTTAATTGCAGTTCCTTATAGAGCACCCGATTTAAAAACTTTTAAACTAATAGGAGTTGAACTACTAGATAAACTAAATAAAAATATACTAAGTTCGCAATATATTTTACCAACAGGTTCTAAATTAACCTCTGAAATACAAAAAGTTGTTACAAATTATACAGACGGAGATGCTGTAACCATAAACTTAAATATTAAACAGGTTTTGCAACCAAACTACATAAAAGAAATTCGGGCAGAGATTGCTGCGATGAGAGCATCTAATTTTGGATTTACGGACAACTATTTTGGCGGAGAACTGTTTGACGACTTAAACGAAGAATCGATTAATTACAATTTTGGACAATCTGAAAACATTTTTGGACAATCTGAGAACAATTTTGGACAGTCTGAAAACGATTATGAACAATCCGAAAACAATTATGGAGAAGAATCAGAATACACAGAAACTGTAAATGGAAGTGAAGATATAAACGGCAGCGAAAGTGGCACCTTTACAGAGAACGATTCTGAAGCCGATTTTGGCGAACCTGAAAAAAAGGTGTCTAGTAAAAATATACGAGTTTATGACATGACCCCTGAACAATTAAATGAACACATGACAAACAAATTTGGTGCAAAATTTGCTCAAGAATATACTCCAGTTAAATATGTCAATTCTAATGGTATTCCAGCAGTTAAATATTTACTAAATCAAGAGGCGAGGGATAATAATGCCGAAATGCAAAACGAATCCGATGAACCTATAATAAGTGGATTTGGCGAAGAATCTGAAGAAGAGAATTTATTTTAATTATTTATTTATTTAATTTAATGAATAGATTGTCTACACAAGACTTGAATTCGTGCGTTTTTGAATCTAAAGTTGCAATTAGTTCCTGATACGTTTTTTTAGGTTTTAATTCATTATTAAAATAACTAGTAATGCAACTAAGAATATTATCCGTAAAATAAATATACTCTTCGAAAATAGAATCTAATTCGTAGTCAGATGACCTAAAAGAAATTACTGTGCAACCACATGATAATGCTTTTATTATCCGATGAGTTTCTAACGAATTAATATTGTAATATGGAATATTTATAACTACCTTACATTTATTCAATAAAGTAGTTAAATCGTCTGGTGCTTTATGGTTCCACTCAAAATCTGTGTAAACATTTAAAGGCATTTTTTTGACATTATCCATAATAATCTGTCGTTTAATATTTCTTGAACCTACAAATGCTACGTCAATTTTTCTATCTTTGTAAAAATTAAAATTAGATTCTACAAATTGGAAATAAAAACTACCTAAAACTTTAATAGATATATGTTTTTCTAGCCATTGAGTAATTTTATTACTATAATTAAAAACAAAATTAGTCTTTAAAAGTTTTATGTAATTTGGATCTCTTAAAAATCTACTTTCTATCTGTTCGCTATTTAATATAATGTAAAAAATTTTAAACGGTAATTCTTCTTGTTTCTTTAATAAAAGTTGAGGAACTTCATTTGCTCCAAATAATATATAAACATCGCCACTTTTTGGATTAAATTCAGATTCGATAGGCCAATTATATTTCTTGGATAATGCATCAGCATTTTCGCTAAAAACTATATGAAAATAACCAATTTTTATAGACATTTTTTAATCATTTAATCAGATTTGCCTTTATATTACATTAATTGCTTTTAAATATAAAGTATAAAGACAAATCTGATTAAATAATCGAATGATATATATGAACACGCTCGAAATTTCGAATATTGCTGCAGCATGTGGAAAAAATCCATACGAAGACCGTAAAAAAATCATGCTTCTACTTTTATGTAGAAAATTCAAAGAAATTTATAAAAATGAATTTAAAAGTCTTGGGGTTATAGATTATATCTCAGATGAGGTAAAAACTTTTGACAAAGAAATCAAAGAAATCTATTCTGAGCACAAAAAAACTGTTAATAATCCTAAAGACTTCATCAAAATACAAAATGAAATTACTGAAAAATTGAAACTTAACAAAGAAGTTTCTAAAAAAGATTTAGACTATGCTAAAAAATTTTTGGAGTCTTCTCTAAAAAAAGATTGTGGGTCAAATTCTGAAATGCATGTTATCAAAAAACAAAAATATACAAAGGGAAACAATGTTCTTTTTAGTTACACGCACGATGTTAATAACTGGAGTGTTAAAGGATTTCACGATGCTACATCTGCTGATACAGTTATAGAGATTAAAACTAGAATGAAGTTGCAAAATGTAAGACGAAATGAATACGATTTATATCAACTTTTTGGATATTTATTGTGCATGAATAAAACCACTGGCAAAATAGTTCAATATTTCAACGACACGATTTACGACTCGGACGTTCCAACTTTTACTGAATATGGTGTTATAGACATAACCGTAGAGCCATGCAAAAGTAAATTTGAACTTTTTAAATCTGAGATTAATCTCTTTTTTGAAGAATTGAGTATTTATGAAACAAAATTAATAGACATTAAAAGCATCATTCCCGAATCCGAGTGGCCAATCGCGATTTACGATTCAGACGACACACCGCATAACATCAACCCGATTTACGAAAAAATCATTCAGGCAATTAATTAAATATTTTATCCAACAACGGTTTGTCTGATAAACCCCTAATAACCTTTTTATTAAAAATTATCATCGGAAAAAGCACCTTCCCAGATAGTAATTTATTAACTCCATTATTAATACTTTCTCTTTCATCTAGAGGTATACTCGAATAGTTGTCGTCAAAACTTAGAGTTCCGTCTTTCTTATAGGTAATATCGGTGTATTTTTTATTAGTCTTAGAAGTATAATCTTTTTGTAGTTCCACACAAAACGGACAATTTTCCATTGTAAGTACTACTATATAATCAGATGAAATGTCTACTGTATTTATAGGACCTTCGGGTTGGGGCGTTTCGTTTATTTCAAACAGTTTATCTATGGCATAAATTGCACCACCGGTAATTATAAAGAGGACTATTAAAACTATTATGTTCCACATTTAATTTACATTTAATTAATATTTTAAAAATAATAAATTTAACTCATAATATACTATGGAAAGGTCTGAATATAATACACTACCAAAAATATTATGGTATTTAGTCTTTTGTGCAATAATGTGGGCAGTAACTGTGGCATGGGCCGTATCTACTGCAATGAATGTAAATTCTAATATACGCTCAACTACATATCAATTCTTGGTTTTATTTGGAATATTTATGTATATTTCTTATCTTTTTTGGGGAAAATTTGTTATACTAATCCCGATTTTTATAGTAATACATGCAATTTATAAAAATTTATTGATAAACACTCGAGAAATTAGATTTTGATAAATCTAAATAAAATTAATAAATCTAAATAAAATTAATAAATCTATATAACTTTAATTGCTAAAAATTAATAAATCTAAAAAAATTTAATCTAAATTGTATTATATAAATGGATACCGACATCCCTCGCGAAATTTTGGTAAATGTTACAGTAGTAACTGACAACTCTTGGGACAACGTTGCAAAAATTATGAGACGTATAGATAATAAATGTATTAAAACTACACATAGAATTAATCTTTTTTATGGAAAAAATTTAAAAATGTTACAAAATGTGTGTCTCAAAAAAGGATACACTGTTTTTAGAAGATCTGTAACGAATGAAAATTACAATTCTGAAATAAAAGACACATTGAATACCACGAAATTTTGCATTATATTTCATAATTTTACAGAATATAATACAATATCTGGGTGTGTAATCGAATTGTGTAAAATGAATAATATTCCATATTTTATAATTTCAGAACACACCGATTCTTATTATTTCAACGGGGAATACATGCACTCAAAAAAATTTAAAAACTGTATAAAAGAAATTAAACATGTACCTAGGAATATAACCGTTTCTCTGGAGTATAATCCATTTTCATTTTCAATAAACGATATAAACGATATAAACGATGAACAAGATGAAGAACTGGATAAAATTTCAACAGATAAATTTATAGATAAGTACACTCACATCGAAGAACTAAAAAAAATGAATAGCATAATTATTATTTAAGTTGTTCTTTCGCACATAAAATTCCTTTTTTGTACAATTCTATTATTGGAGTTCCTTCTAATTTATCTAGATTTAAATAAAGACCTGGATTAATTTGATTGCGACACTCTATTATATAAGTAGACCTAGGTTTAATATAAGTTAATAGCGACTTAAAAACCCTCGATAAATATGTATCTTCTGCATGGTCGACTATAATGCTATAACCACATATGTATATATCTTGTTTTGGAGATCCATAACCATTTTTACAGCACCCATCTATGTATTCTTCGCCGTTTATTTTAACACTTTTAAAAATAAACGGTATGCTCATTGACGCTTTTAGTGCATCCTTCAATTTTACATCGGGATAATCTTTATTATTTAAACTGATGTGTTCCTTAGTGCTTAACTTAGTCACATGGATGTTAATATTAACTTTAGTTTTTATGCTAAATTCTGATAATGTCATATCAACGTGATTATCGTTAAATTCGAACACCTGATTTATTAAGGTGTCTAGCAATGTGTCGTCTATTATGTGATTGTTTGTAATATTATGCAAATCGTATTTAACGATTTCACTTAAATTAAAATCTAAAAATTTTAATATTATTTCTTTAGGTGTACATCCCGATAAATAAAGAATTCCTATTAAAGCACCTATTGAACAACCGTAAAAATTCTTGACATCTAAAAGATTATTTTCATGTAAATATTCTAATACTCCTATAAACATAACTCCAGAATATCCTCCTCCTCCTATAAATAAATCGTTCATTTACTCACGACTAAACCTATTTATTTTTTTATATAAACGAATTTCATTTTATTTAGTTTTCCAAAAAAGTATTATCTAATAAATATTTTATATACATATTCTTAAAACTTTGTAGATAATTATTTTTTTCTATCCATCTTCCCTCGTGTCCTATATCATCACATAGCGAATGTGCAAGTTCATGCAAAAGAGACGTAATTATCGTGTCTGCACTGTATATAACTTTATCAGACTCGTATATTCTAATACCAATTTCTCTCCCCTTGTCGTAATTCCAAGCTAATATTTCTGGATCTTGATCAATTAATTCAACAAAACTTGTGTTTTGTAATTTATTACGTAATATAATACCATCTTCTTTATTTATTTTTGTAGTTAAATCTTCGGCTATAAATACTAACGCCTCTAATAAATCTGCGACATCTGAATTTCTTGCCTTAAATAATATACCAGTTTTTGAAGTAAACGAATATTTGCAAGGTTGGAATATGTAATATAAAAGTGCCAAAATTATTAAAATTATTAAAATTATCATTTAATGTTATAATATAATTTTATTTTTTTTTAACTGGTATAAAATGATAATTTATATAATAGTATAATGGATACATTCATACGTAAACAGGGTACAACTATTGAAAAGAATCTTGTATTTCAAATTTTATCATGGGAGGCATTTGATGAAATCGACGAATATTCAGATAGCGAAGATCCAACAAGTAAATATAATATATACACCTTTGGTGTAGACAAAAATGGAGAATCGGTGTGTGTGAGATTTGAAGATTACCAACCTTATTTATTTGCATTGGTTCCCGAACACCTGCAAAAAACTTTTGATGAATATAAAAAGAAAGAACTTGAGAGATACATCAGGAATAAATTATACAGAAATAAAGACGACCTAGAACTAGTTTCAATAGTCGAACGTAAAAAATACAAAGGATTTACAAATTCTAAAAACTATAAATTTATAAAATTTGTATGTAAAAATTTAAACACGTTTAATAAAATTAGATATATTCTCAATCCAAAGATTAAAAGCGGTCTACCTAAAATAATTGCAATAGACATGAATCCACTAAAATTCGATTTATACGAATCTAATATAGAACCGTATTTGAGATTTACACACAAAATGGATATCAAGATGGCAGGATGGGTCACTGTTAAAAATGCACAACGAAATAATAATATAACTAGATGCCAGCACAGTTACACCTCTAAATACAACATGGTTGCACCTCTTGAAATTCAGGAAGTGAGTAATCTAACATTAGCATCATGGGATATTGAGGCATTTTCATATTCTACTAGATACGACAACATCAATGAATTTCCAAATCCGGAAAATCCAAAAGATATAATCACTCAAATTGGTACAAGTCTGTATAAATTTTCTACAAAAGAAAATATTAAACACGTGGTTACTATTAAAAGTCCAATTGATAATTGTTGTGACCCAGTAGATGGAATAATTATCGAAGAATACGATTCAGAAAAAGAACTAATTATAGGTTGGGTAAAATTTATAATAAAGACGGACCCCGATATCCTAATTCAGTATAACGGATACAACTTCGATTGGAAATACATTCACGAACGTTCTAAAGTTCTTGGTATCGAATACATTCTAGAAAATCTTAGTCGTATAGAGAGCAAACCTGCACATATTCACGAAGATCAATTGAATACATCTGCATATGGAGATAACACAATGAAATACATCAAAGTTTATGGAGTAACTCAGTTTGATTTGATGTTCGTAATTAAAAAAGAACACAAATTAGAATCGTATAAATTAAACAACGTTGCAGAACATTTTACTGGAGATTCAAAAGACGACCTAAGTCCTGCCGACCTATTTAACTTTAACACATCTACAAAGGATAAAATAGCATTAGTAGTAAAGTATTGTGCCCAAGATACGTGGCTTCTTATAGAACTAATGCTAAAACTAAGAATTATTACTAACATGATCGGCATGTCTAATATTACTATGGTTCCTATGCAATATATTGAATTGAGAGGTCAACAAATCAGAGTTCATACTCAAATTGCATACGAAACAAAAAAAGAAAATTTTTTAATTCCAACTATCGATTACAAACCAAGAGATGATACAGAAGACGAAGAAAAATTTACAGGCGCCACTGTTTTAGATGCAAATCCCGGAGCACATTTCGAACCTATTGCTGGATTAGATTTTGCAAGTTTGTATCCGTCTATAATGATTGCGCACAACTTCGATTATTCAACCATTGTAGAAACTGAAGAATTTGACAATTTAGAAAATATTACATATGAAACTATTAAATGGGAAGAAGGCGAGGTAAAGTTTGCACAAAACTATAAAGGTATTATGCCTAAAATTCTAGAACGACTATGGAAAGAGCGTAAAGGAATAAGAAAACAAATGAAAACACTTTCTTCGGACGATTCTTTGTATGCAGTATTAAATGGAGTACAATTAGCAATTAAGGTATCTATGAACAGCATTTATGGATTTACAGGTGCTAAATATGGGCGACTTCCGAATAAACTTATAGCTGCCTCAGTAACTGCATGCGGCAGAGAGATGATTGCACACTCCAAAAAATGTGCCGAAGAGTGGTATAATTGTGAAGTTGTTTACGGAGACACAGATTCTATATATGTAAAATTTAAGAGCAACTTGAAAGGTCAAGCACATATGGATTATGTTTTTAAGACCGCACCTGAATGTGCAGATAGAATTTCTGCAACTTTCAAAAAACCAATAGAACTTGAGTTTGAAAAAGTTATGTATCCGTTCATTTTGTATTCGAAAAAGCGATATGCAAGTCTTTTTTGGACAAATCCTTTAAAGTGTGACTACATCGACTATAAGGGTATTCAGGTTGTGCGAAGAGACAATTGTCCATTTGTTAGAGAAAATTCAAAGCAAATTTTTGAATACATTTTTCTTAATAACAAGGTTTTAGATTATTCATTTGAAAATGTAGATGAATTAATCGAAACAAGCAAAGAATTTGCAAGAGAAAAAATTAGAAAATTAATAAACGGCGAAGTACCAATGAAAGAACTACTTTTGTCCAAAAGTTTGCGTTCTGGATATGCATTTGACCGAAAAGCAATTTGCACCGAGTGCACAAAAACTTACTATGAAATCAATGTGGTAGGAAAGAAAGAGATGGACGTAATAGTTCTTACAAAAAAATCCGTGGATGAATTTATTAAAATACCTCATAAATGTCCAAATTGTGATAAAGAAACAATGTTTGAAAAATGTCCTGCAAATATTCCACATGTAGCACTTGCACGAAAAAGAGAATTACGAGATAAAATGGACAAGGTTGCATCAGGCGACAGGATTTCATATGTATTTGCTACATATGATAGCACTAAACAGTTTGAAAAAGTAGAAGATCCTAATTTTGTAATTAAAAATAGAATTCCGATAGATTATGTATATTATTTTGAACATCAGTTCAAATCTGCAATTGAAACAATTTTTACACCCATGTTAGAGAATGTTTCAGATTTATGGACAGATTTAATCCCTAAAAAACAAAAGAAAATAAGAAAAACCAAAAGTAATTCATTGTAAAGTAATTCATTATAAAATAAATTATTACTTAAAAATTGCTAAATAATAATTTACTTAAAAATTTATAGAATAAATTAGTGTGAATATACCATATAATAATGACAACTGCTATGTCAATGAATATCGATGCTAAGTTTTCTACTTTCAAGGAGAAATATTTGCTTACAGATGAAGCAATCGAGGAACTAAAATCAATTTTCGATACATATATAGTTGAAATTGCACATAAAATCATTAATGCAGAACCTAAAAAGACCATGCCAAAATTAGTCACAAGCGTTGCAAATGTAAATACTGAAAAAAAATTCGCAACTAAAATTGCAGAAGAATATGCTGCAGAATGCGGCGTGACCCTTGAAGAAATTCCGTGCGAAAGTGGAAAAGTTACTAAAAAAGAAATAGAAAAATATACTAAAAACAAATCTGCTACTAAATCGGGTTCAAAGTCTTCATCGGGTTCTAAAGAACCGGTTTCTAAAGAACCGATTGTTAAAGAACCCGGTTCCAAAAAGACCCCGGCAATCAAAGAGAAATGCAGTGGTGTTACTAAAGATGGAAATCCGTGTAATGCAGCAGCAACAAAAACTCCAGAAGGGTCTAAAAAGTGTTACTGTTTCAGGCATGCGATAGATTGGAAACAATTTGAAATTTCATCAGATAGCGACAGTGAAAATGAAATCGACACTAAAAAAATCGAGCTTGAATCTGAACCAGACGATTAATTTATTCTCTCGGATGAAAAATAAATTTATCTGTAAGTTTGACTTCCTTATCAATAATCAAATAATTTGCGCCCATCCAGCCCTCTTGAAACGATACTTTTTTGATGTTGGGAGGAATTAAAACAGATTCTATCTTTACTGGAGTATACATAGTAACATATTTATCCATAACTTTTGCATTTGCAACTGCATAATGTGCATCAATTTCTGCATTTGCTTGTGATAGCAATTCGAACATTGCAGTGTTTAGTAAAGTTGAATTCGACGAACTCGCGATAATATTAGATACATCTGTTACTATGGTTCCCCAGAGTCTTCTCTCTGCTGCCACAATTCCATTAGTAATAGGGATAAGATATACATCATTAAAAAACAAATTTGATGTATTATTATTACTAGGATCTACTCCGATTACATATGAATCTAAACCTTCAAACGCGCCGGTTACAATTTTGAGAGACGTATCGTCGTATGTATACGACAATGGTGTAGATGTAGATGTAGATGTAGATGTAGCAAATTCTCCCTTTAATTTTAAAACTATTAAAATTATACTTATTATTATAAGTATACCCAGTCCTATTTTAATTTTATTATTCATTTATTTTAAATAAATATTTTTATTTAAAAAAGATTTTTTTTAATTTAATCGATTTAGTTATCTAAAAGATTCTGCATCGTACCACTTCATCGACGAAGTCCTGCATCATACCACTTCATCGGAGTACCTCCGCTCCTGTCCCAGGAAAAATTCACTGCTCTCCACGAGCCCTCAGAATTACCGGGGCGCGCTCTACGCATCTGATCGGTATCCAATGAGAGTTCAAAGTTTTCATCTGCCGATATTAATCGTGGAAACTTTTGAGGTATTTCAATAATTTTTGCCTCTTTATAAACATCTATCATATTTTTAGTTAACTTTTCCATAAATTTATCCAAATATTTATCTAAATTGTAATTGAGTCTAGTTTCGACATTTGTTTTAATATCTGTAATTTTTTTTTTAAAAATACCATCAATAGAAAAATAACTTGGGTTATATTCGCCTGCCGATTTAAATGTTGCAAAAGCGTTACCTAAAAAATTTTTTTTTATAGGGTCGATTTTATCGTTAGGACTACACGTCGATGTTGGTTCATTGGTTAAAAATTCACCTTTTAATTTTAAAACTATTAAAATTATACTTATAATTATAAGTATACTCAAACCTATTTTAATTTTATTATTCATTTATTTTAAATAAATATTTTTATTTAAAAAAAAGATTTTTTTAAGCCTTTGATATAATCCACTTATACGACTCTTCGTAATAATCCTGACCATCCGCCCGTACAAAATCGCCGCCCCAAGAATTGTAAATGTAAATATATCCGACTCCTTCCAATTTTATATTAATATGTTGTCCATATTGCAGCACATTAGAATTGATACCCCCGATACTTTCTGTTAAATTTGACAAACGGTTGACCAGTGCCGACTGTTTTGCTGTTGTAATACCTGATTTAGTATTAAGATTTTGACTAACGGGAGAGGAGGACTTAATAACTGTACCAAATTTTTTTGCAAATTCAGAATTGTATTTATCAATAATAGCAACTTGTGCTTCTAAAATTTTATTTCCAATAAGTATATTCGAACTTATCTCTCTTATTTTTTTAGTTACTTGATCATTGATATATTCTTTTGTGAATGTGCTTTGCAAATCGCAATACATTTTAATTATCTGTTTATCTATATATGACAACATTTCGTCAAAACTTATAGCTTCTGGACTACCATGGTTGTCGAATGTAAGTAGTTTTTTATTAGTAACGGGTGGTGTAATAAAAACAAATGATGCCGCCATTTATTTAAATTAAATATTTTAATTTACACATTTTACATATTTTACATATTTTTTTTTTTTACATTTTACATTTTTTATGTATTTTCCTAATTATACAGTAAAATATTAATTATATTTTCTTTTATTTTATTAAATGTCGACAAATGAGACAATAATTAAGTCTTACAATATTTTTGCAGATAGTAGAAATAATACATATACAGACGAATGCGATATAGACTTAACTATCGCACCAATTATTGCACAATCCGACGAATACATAAAAGTTACTCTAAATTATTTTAGTATGGGAAATAATTTGTATAATTTAAATTTTAGGAACAGCACATTTAATTTGAAAGGAAGTTACGCAAATGCAACCTTTGAAGAACTTTTACAAATTACAAACGAGAATTACTACAACTTACACGAAATTGCGAGCAATTTTGCAGTACAAGTTGGAAAAATGTTACAGACCAAGACATCTAAAATAATTAGAGTAAAAGATATTAAAAATACCATTTTGAGAAAATGGACACCTTTTAATGTAAATGGAGGATTAGATTCTACACCTGGAAGAGCAGTATGTGACGGAAATCAATTATTAGATATAACACTAGACGCAATTACAGAAACTCCTAGCACCAATTCTGACGGAGACCCGATAACAATTACAACCGTTGTAAATCACGGTTTATCGAATATTGAAATATCTTTTGATGAAAATAATGAATTATATTTAATTTTAGGCGGACTTAAACCTGATTCAGCATTAAATGATTCTGGTATGAAAGTTGATATAACTCTTACAGAAATTAGGATTAGAGGATACTTTCCTATGAAGCGTTCTTCGAGTAATCACACTTTTTTACGGACTAACTTAGAAAGTAATAATTTTTCTGACCAAAAACTCAATGCATCTACTGCACTCAATGATAAATATTTTGTAAAGTCAGATATTCTCGGTTTATTTAATAATAATCCAAGTAACTCAGAGTATATTGAATATACTAACACAAACGACACATTCAGTATTAGACTATTTCAAAGTACATTATCTAATTTTAAAATATGGTTAACCGATCACAAAAATAGAAGACTTGTAAAAAATACATCTCCAAATTTAGAGGGAACCTCTGCCGGATTGCAAACTTCGGATGGTTTATTTGAGAGCAATCAACAAAATACAAGAGGTAATTTACATTTTACAGCAGCATTAAATATTAAAGTAATTAAATCAAAATAGTTAATTTATGTTAAAATTATTTTCTTTTGTAATAATAAAAATGGCAAATACGACTCACCGAGTTTTAACTTTAAATTTAACTACAACTAGCGCTGAAACTTTATCGCTTGAACCAATTCCTCAAATCGGTTCTGCTAATATAGCAGACGGGTCTATAATGGATCATGATATATCAGCTAATGCTGGTATAGCGTTGTCCAAATTAGCCGACGTGTCAGGAAGTGATCTTAACCTCGACGCATATTTATCCGACCTGTCTAATAATTTCTCAAATTTTTTGGTATTTGATGCAGATGTAGACCTTAGTGCTAATATAGCGTTGTCCAAATTAGCCGACGTGTCAGGAAGTGGTGGTATGTCCCTCGAAGAATATTTATACGACCTGTCTAATAATATAGCTAACATAACCGATGCGACCGCTGACGAAAACACGGCAGGTTATGTTTCCACTACAGTTCAGACTTTTGGTGGTGCAAAAACTTTTAAAGATGTAGTTACTATAGATGAACACCAGACCGCTACTTCTTACAGTTCCGTATTGAATTTTCCGATTAAACCTTACCTTATAGTACCTACTTCAACGTTAAGCGGAAGTTCAATGGTGGGTGGGGGTTATTTTAAATATGCAGTTAAGCAATCAACTTCCTTAGGAGGTAACAATACAAACGGAATTGCACTAGTTGCTAAAGGCGCAGAGGATGGTTTCAATTCGTCTTTTTTTGCGGAATTAACCTATATAGCCCAGTCGTCAGTATCGAATAATGATGGGACTTTGACATACACATCAACGTCTACTACTACTAAATTGATACTTACATGCACCGGACTTTCAGTAGTTAACACGATACTAGGTGAGCCACACGACTCTAATAGTATTACGGTGACTACGAATACCAGAATCGTAGATGGACTCAAGTTATTTGTAATACTTGTTAACGGTATCCCGTTTGATAGTTTACTTCTAGATTTTTATGGAGTAGAACAAATATGGCAAATTAATGCAATCAGTATTGATCCAGAAACTGGTGATGCCGAAGAAATCGCTAATGATCTTGTAACATACGGATTCGATGATCAGGATGAAATTTAATACATTTTTACATTACATTTAATACATTTAATACATTTAATACATTTTTACATTACATTTAATACATTTAATAAATTTAATACATTTTTACATTACATTTAATACATTTTTACATTACATTTAATACATTTAATATATTTATGCATTATAAATAATATATTATATTGTATATAATTAAATGACGCAATCTATTTCTTCTGTTAAAAATTTGTATTTACAAGCATCAAGTGTAAATTCAAATAATAGTATAGGAATTCTTTCAACATCTTCCATTCCAGAAATCGACACAACTAAGATTAAAAATTTTAGTATAATCGACGAGGATATATCCGGTATATCCGCAGGTAAAATTACAAGTGGTACATTTGATGCAGGAAGAATACCAGGATTAGATGCAAGTTACATTACAAGTAGTACATTTAATGCAGCTAGAATACCAGGATTAGATGCAAGTTACATTACAAGTAGTACATTTAATGCAGCTAGAATACCAGATATATCCGCAGGTAAAATTACAAGTGGTACATTTGATGCAGGAAGAATACCAGATATATCCGCAGGTAAAATTACAAGTGGTACATTTGGTGCAAGCATAATCGGATCTGGTACAT